CAATTTCCGCTAAACGTTTACTACCCATCTTCTTCTTTACAACTTTACCTTCTTTATTAACATACGTTCTATTAGTAGGAGTAAAGACTAACTTCCCAGTAGCTGGATCAATTGGCCCACCTTCGCGGGCCTTTCTTGGTTTCTTCTCATCGATCTTGATCTTTGCCGGACCACGAGTAATAAGCGTAGATGCACCAGAACTTTTAGTATCTGAATAAGGAATCTGGTACTTTGCCTTCAATTGCTTAATACCATACTGAGCAGCAGAACCCTTATAATCCAAGTTGTGTTTCTCAGAATCAATGATTACCATTGAATGTCGGACCGCACGAGAGAGCTCGTCATTGCTTGCTCCTCGAATAGTCATGTCCGCAATCAGGTTGGTAATATTACCCATCTCTGTCTGCATCGTAGATGGACTAATTCTCTTCATTCCTGGATATGCAGGGTGTGCCGATCTAGGATCAAAACCCTTTAGCTTTTCCAATGCCGGTTCTGATTTCAACGAACCCTTATTATTTGGAATTACTAGAACAGTATCTCCATCGAAATCAGCACCAGATAGCCGTTCTGCTACTTTACTATTGATTCCTACTGCATCTTTGGGGTTTGTGCCCAAAAGCTTACGAGCTTCCCGATTGCGATTATTCACCGTAAGTTCTGGAATCTCAAACTTTCCACCATGTGGAAATCGAATAAGCGCTACCCGATCTCCATTGTTAAATGTTGGAGCATAGATTTCGGTGTCCTTAACCGACTTGACCGGGAGAAGAACCTTAGTTTCTTGTCTCGGCATTGCTGCTGCTTTTAGATGTACGGCCGCAGCATCAACATCATCGGAATATGACTTCAACAATTTCTTTTTAATTGCTGGATTTGTCAACGCCTTAATATCATCAAACTCATTACGTCGACGCTCATATGTCATATTCAACTGGGTCTTAGCTAACTCTGGCGTCTGCTTGGATAGCATCTGTGGCGACAGAGTCTTTGACCAGCGATCCCAATCGCCTTCTTCGTTGACAATATTCATTGCCGAAACAACTTTAGGCTTACCCTTGCTGTCTGTAGACATGATCTGGCGCTTTAGCTGAGCACCAAAAGGATTAACAGGATCAACCTTTCCGGTTGTAGCATCCTTCTCCATAGGCTTAAAAGCATCTAGCTTTTTACCTGTATCGTTTTTATTTGTATTGAAAACAAGATCGATACCATCAGGAAGATCATCTTTATAAACAGCCATACCCTTAATGTAATGCGTACCATTTACCGCAATACGAACCTGGGCATACTGAGATCCGCCTAGCGAAATATCTTTCACACCAGGCCGCACATAGATAACGCCATCTGCTTTGTCTCCCCCATCTTTCGCATATTTTACAGCAATGCGATTGTCTTTAATTGAGAGGGGGGGCTGAAAAATCTCATGTGTTCTACCCATATCGGGTGAATGAGAGCCTATCAGCTTGATGTTGTTTCTGTTCTGCCAAACTTCTTTCTGACTAACGCCAGGTGCAACAAGAACTTTGGTGTCTGTATAAAGACCCGTACCTACCTGTTTGATCTTAACCGGATGGACAGAATATCCCTGTTCCTTTAAAAGAGCAAGAGACGCATTTAGTCTATTGGCACTAACACCAATGTGATTCTCGTTACCAGAACCAACATCAACAAATTTCTTATCCTCTACTTCGCGCTTAAGCATATTTGCCGTAGAAGTTAGAATATCGGCTTTATCCTTTGCGCCGGGAGCAAGCAAAGCACGAACAGAGGATTCATTGATCCCCATGCGCTCGCCGATAGCAACGTTGGAAAGGCCCTTTTCCTTTAGACGTTCTGCTTGATTGATCTTTTCTTGCTTCTGTTGGTTGAGAGCAATCGTTTTTGCTGCTCGAAGAGTTGTTGTAGTAAAGGGATGCGTTTCTGTGGAGAAACCTTTAGCGATCTCCGCATCAGAAAGCCCTTTCTTCTTGAGTTCTGCGATAGTCTCAAGAAACATCCGATTTCTAGCACTCTGTGTTTCACCAGAACCCCATGGATAACGTCCGGACTTACGGAGAATGCCATAATGCGCTAAATACTTCTCTTCTTCCATCAGCATGATTCTCCTCCATTTCTTAATTCATTGAGTTGTTGATCAAAAGAAATGATCCGAGACATAATGAATAAAACGAAATCAGGATCCGCATCGTATGTATGACATTTGTTAAATTGATAAATTCGAAGCTGGATCTTTAAGTCCCATGGGTGTACGTTGTATTCCAAACAAAAAAGGGCTGCATAAATCTCCAATTGATGAATGGATGCTTTTGTTACTCCGCTCTTATAATCTGAAATTCTAAGCTTTCCATATCGACAGACAATAGCATCTGCAGTACCAAAACAATTTTCCGAATAAAATAAAACGACCTCCGGTGTCATCCGAAATCGAATACAATCATTGATATACATTCCTAGAGTCGTAGACTCGTCTTCTTGAATCCAACCTTTATCGATTGCTTCTGCTGCGAACCGATGTTGTTCTACACCGAGAATAGCAGCTTGACTTGTCGCGAATCGATGTGCAAGCTTTTCGTCTGTGTAGTTAATCCAATGATACGAACTAGGACTGAGAAATGCGTGGGCCCCGGCGAGATTCGAATGTTGATTGAAGTTCATCCAATACATCCTCCTCATTCTCGGGGTAGATGAACGCGGCAAACGACATAGTATCTAGTCGTTCAACAAAATACTTTTGGTTTGGGCGGATCGAAGCATTGGCATGTGCTTTTACTTCGAGCATTGCCCACATATCATTAAAGAAAATAGTAAGATCTGGAATCCCCTGTTTGTGTGCCGAATCGTTCTTCGTCACGATACAATCAGGAAAGCGACCTTTAATTCTCTTTATAAGCTGTGCTTGATATGCTGCTTCGGTCATGATATCCTCTCTCTGGCGAAAAAAATCCAAAGACGAGAATGCCCATCGTCTCTCCTTCTATTATATGCCGCGATTGCAAGACGATTCAATAACTATTCAGGGATCATCTCAAATTTTTGATACGTTGGCCACGTCACTGTACGATTTGCGATCGAAAGAACAACATCCTCCTCGAGCAAGCCATACCGCATAGCTGCTTCCATAGAATTCTCAGATATCTCTCCACTATCGATATCCATAACTGGAGTAACAATAGGATACGGAAATGGGTGGGAAAACTGACGATTATACTTAACAGCAAACCACCGTGGACGGAACATAAGATTTTCAACTCTATTATCCATACGATCGCCGTTCAGATTAATCGGTGTATCGCAGGAAGGCATAAGCTTCTCTACATTCCACTCAGAGGCCACTATAAGCGCCACAGAGCGATGGTGTTGCTCCTTCTTAGCGGTTCTAGGGTCTTCATACATCATACCTACGGTCGCCGTTCCAGACTGATTTTGGCTCTGACGAAGAATTCGTCCAGTCTGAACATTCATAATCTCACCGTCGTTGCTAACCATATAATCTGGAAAATCTCGAATATTTCGCCACAATTTATGCATGATTTAGTCCTTTTTACGTCTGCCAAGCATTTTGCCAAGCATATTTTTAACCCGCCTTGAGCGAGTCCAGGCCTTACGGTGTAAGGGTTTTCGTCCCAATAACTATTTGCCAAGATTTTTTGAGGAAAAAACTTTTGTAGGAACGTAACCTAATAACTAAAATATATTTTTCGCGCGTAAAGAGAATAGGGTAATATAGAGATATATGACATATATTTAGACATTGGGATTGAAAACTATAAAAGTTTTTTACGCATTTTTCGTTGGCAAATAGTTATTGGGTACTTTTTCCTTTAAATATAAGGGCTTAGACCCCTTAGACACACTGAAAAATAATCTTGGCAAATCCGTTGGCAGAGCAATTTTACCCCCAGGAGAGCCTTTTTACAGCATTTTCATTGGCCTGAAAGCTACGTTTTTGCTTGATAGCCTGAAAGACCATCGAATCTACCACACTTTTCGACCGCAGAACATAATAATACAGATCCTCAAACGGTGTGTTCAACCTATCGATCCTTCCGTGGGCCTGCTCCCACATCTTGTACGAGTACGTCAACGAGTAGAAAACCATCGCATTTGTCTCGATACAGTTCCAACCCTCAGACCCAGCACTATACTGAACCAAATATACCCATTTATCGGTTTTTGGTACTTCCTCGTGCTTCTGACCATTCCATTCTGCCACACACACCTCCTCTAAGAGCCCTCTAAGCGCGTCTAACTCGAAGTTATAGTTATAGAAGACAATCACCTTATCGTGCGCCTTCAAGAGCTTAGAAACGGTTTCTACGCGTGACGAATCTTGGAAAACCACCCGTCTCAAAACCTGAAAGAACTCCGAAGGGTTCTCAATTGGAAGATCTGTAAACGGATTCCAACGCTTCTTTATCACCTCCTGAACCTTCTTTTCATCGTGATCGACCCAAAGAGTCTTGGTGTGTCGCGTCGTTTGACGCTTGTAGGGCATATCTACAAGAATCTGATTCCTAAGTTTGATCAGCTTCTGAACGCCTACATATCGGTCAACTTTCGGAAATTGCGTATATGGGGCGTAAATTACGTGTTCTCGGATGAACTCCGTACGGTTCTTGTAGAAGCCATTTGCGATAAATACAGGGACATAATCAAGCCAAGTATCGCCTGGTGTCGCACTGAGCAGGAGCCATTGGTTGTTTCTGGCGATTTTGAGGAAAGCCTTGACCCACGCTCCCTTTCCAACCAGCCTCTGCTCATCGAAGATAAAGAATGCATTCTTGACCTCGCTGTATTTGTTAATGTTGTTCCACGAATCGACAGTCAGAACACCCTGTGTGGTAGAATCCTCCGACTTACCAATACCAAACGCTGCGGCCTCTGTTTCCCAATCTAGACTATCTCTTTTCTTTGCTGTGGTGATGATGTACAGCGGATCATTCACAAACGGAACGACATAATAAGCCAAGGCCACACGAGATTTACCAGTCCCTACTCCACCCGAGAGGATAGAGCCGTTACGAAGCCGCTTGCGAGCCTTTTCCTGGTGGGGTTGTAGTTCTGGATGGATCATATTTAACTCTCCGTCGTACGTCCCTTGGGGTATTGGCTCTGCTCCCAAGCCCGATCGAGAGCATTGTTGAACTTCATACGAATATCGTCATACTCTCGAGTAGCCGGAAGCAGCTCGAAGAGCAATTGAATCTCGTCCTTGGCAAGAACTACATGCGGACCATTGTATTTTACTGAAGGCATGATTCTCCTAATGTCTAAAAGGGAAAAAGATAGAACCAGTAAAGGGGCCCAGGCGATTAAGCCCAGACCCCTTTTACTAGTTTACTGCTCGCGCGCCTCTTCCTTGATCTGCTGGATACGCTCAGCCTCGGTCATCTCAATCGGGTTCTTGTCCTCGATCGAAGCCTCCGGCATCGACGGAATCTCATTACCCTCCGAGTCGACCTGAGTAACCTGGACCGTCTCGACCGAACCGGGGAATGCCTCCTGGACGTCATCGAACGTGAACTGATCAGGACTTGCGATCATCTCCTCCGCGGCGGGGAGGAAGTTATTGCGGAAGGCCTTATCGGTGTAGACCTTGTATCCGCGATCCATGTACAGGAGCCAGTCGCCAACCCGAGCCTCGGTCTGCTTCGGGTTCTTCGGCTGATGGACGCGGACGTGGATGTGCATCGTCTCAGGATCGATCGCCTGGCCGGTCTGCCACGACACCGGGAGGTTGGTGTCATTCTGACGAACCGTACCCTGGCACCAGTCGGCAAGCTGGGTGAAGTTCTCCTGAGTAACCTGGACCGCATCCACAAACATCGGCTTGCGAACGTACTTGGTAGTCTCAACAACAGTTGACATAGGTAATAACAACTCTCTTTTTATAGGGGGGTATTTTTTATATGAATACTACTCGTCGTCCGACATCGAGCCCAGCGTATAGCCGACCAAGATGCACAGAACCACTACAATTGTTACGGTGATCATTCCACCAACCGTCATGAGGCGGTCTCGATCTGACCGTACTTCTGCTCGAGGGCATCCTCTTCGATAGTAACGAAAAGAGACTTCAGATATGCCTTGATTCCTGTCTTGCCACTGACCTCCCACTCATAGGGGCGGATGATCAGGTCGGCGTTGACAATATCGGCCCAGTCGAGCATCTCGATCTGGTCCTCATCAAGGTTAATACGGCCTCGAGAGGTCATCGTCG